GGCTTTGCTGAAGAAGTACAACATGACTGCTCCTGTGGTGGTCATTGAAGAAGTCGCACCAGAAGTACCGCCTGACACAACAGAGTAAAACACATGATAGTAAAAGACAGTAATGACCTCTTGAACTTCTTGATAGCACAATCCGAATCAACCAAAAATTGGTTCGGATTTCCTCAACAGAGAATTACAGCAATTGCTCTTGCACATGAAATTGCAAAGTATCATGCTGATAAGATGAGTCCAGATGAAGTGGTGGAATACGCTTTTAATCTGAACGAATCTATTTACCACAAGATTATTAAAACACGACCATGACAAAACTCACATCTGCCTTTGGCGAAATCTCTAATCTGCGTACCAAGTCTTTTGAACTTGCAGGATACAACTTTAAAGTTCGTGTTCCTCTGACAAAAGAGCTTGATGCTATGCAAGAGCGCATTGAGAAGTTTGACCAAGCCGAATTCCAAAAACGCTTTGACAAGATGACAGCATCTTTTCGCACTGGCACTTTTGATGGTGTTGTAGTGACTGATAACGATGTGATTGTTGAAGGTCGTTCTACCAAAGAACTGGTTGAAACCATCTTGCAGATGGAAAACCGAATGGTTGAATACATCAGGCTGCTGGTTCCCGTGAATGGAACGCTTGATGAAATTACTTATGAAGACATTGAAGCTGAATGGCCTACTGCTGTTCAGTTGGAAATCCTTGCCAAAATTTCTGAGGCAATTCAGCCCGGATACAAGGATTCCCGAAAAAACTAATCTGGGACATTCGCCTTCAAGCCAGAGCGTACATCTACGCTCATGGCGGGTGTCCTGATGATGTTCCTGCGGATGATATGCGGAATATTGAGATTATGTTGTCGGATGGTATGTTGGGAAACAAAGCTGTTTTATTGGCTTTGAGTTCCTTGACCACAGGTAACTTAAACTCGAAAATACAGAAGACGACAAGACCGTTTACGATGAAAGATGTTCTTCCATCAACGCACGAATACATTGTCCCGCCGCTGACAAAGGAACAACAGCAAGAGCAAGCCAGCAAGCAGTTGATGGCATTCTTGACTACTAGACCGGGTTCGGAGGCTTACCTGAAAGAGTAGCATGGCTTATGTTCCCGAAAGCAAATCTGTCAAGCTAGAAGGCTTTGCTGAGTTTGAGCAACAGCTAAAAGAAATGGCAGAAGGCTTTCGGGGTGATTTGGTTGCCAGAAACACTTTAGTTCCTGCTGCTAAAGTTGCAATGGAGTCAGTTTTGCAGACAGCCAAGACTCGCGCTCCTGTTGGAGACAAAGCTAGAGATAACAAAAATCCAATTCACATGAAAGACACTATTCGTCTTGATGCTCGCATCCCTAGCGAGAAAGACAAGCGAAGTGACTACGTGAATGAGACTGACGGTGCAATTGCCGTGGTGTCTGTTAAGAAAAGTGCTGTGTCTTTGGCTAACGAATTTGGCACATCCAAAAGGGGAGCAAAACCATTTCTGCGCCCTGCTTTGCAAGAAAACATCAACAACGTGCTGACTGAACTAAAATCTGCCTTGGCTGTTGGCATAACTAACTACGCCAAGAAACTGGAACGCCGGAGAAAATAATGGCTTCACAAAACATTGCTCGACTTGGTGTTGTCCTTGGTCTGGACACGGCTGAATTTACTGCGTCTATTGACAAAGCAATTTCAGAAAATGCAAAGCTGAAAAATGCCATTCGCAGAGATACAAATTCTGCTGCTGGTGAGTTGAAGGCATTGGTTCACGCCACAGAAGATTACGGCAAGGCTCTGACAAAAGTAGAGTTAATTCAGCGTGAAGTTACTTCAGGTAAGTTCATGAATGCAACAGCAGACATGAAGTCTCGCTTGTTGCAGCAAGCTGCTGCTTACGACAAGGTTGCATTGTCTGCAAAAAACGCTGCTGGCGCTACGTTTAAGATGAACGAACAGCAGAAGATTAACCTGACTTATCAGACAACTGACTTCTTTACGCAGATCGCCTCTGGTCAAAGCCCATTCATTGCAGCGTTGCAACAGGGTGGTCAGTTGAAGGACACGATGGGTGGCGTGGGCAATATGTTCCGTGCTATTGGTTCGTTGTTCACCCCATTTACAGTTGGAATGACTGCCGTTGCCGCATCTGTTGCTGGTCTTGCTTATTCGTTTATCAATGCAGATAAAGAGTCGGCAGCGTTTCGAGACAACATGATTTTGACGGGTCAATATGCTGGCGTAACTGAGTCACAAGTTTCAGCTTTATCGCAAAAACTTGGCACTGACTTAAATGTTGGCTACTCCAAAGCAAACGATGTAATTCTTGCGCTTGTTAGTTCTGGCAAATTTACATCAGCAGTTATTGATGACATGAGTAAAGTCATCTTGCAGTTTTCTAAATTGTCTGGTGTTGACGCAAAAGAAGCTGCACAGAAGTTGATGGGCGCATTTGATGGCACTGCCGCATCTGTACGGTCATTAAATTCTCAATACAACTTTTTGACTTTGGAGCAATACAAACAGATTGTTGCATACGAAAAAGCGGGTAAAGCACAAGAGGCAATTAAGTTAGGCGTTAAGGCTTTTGGTGACAGCATTGATGGTCAAGTGCGTGATCTTGGTACGCTTGAAAAGGCTTGGAAGGCAGTTGGTGAAGCCATTACTTATGTCAAAGATGCGATTCTTAGTATTGGCAGAAATTCAGATCAAGATAAGTTGATCAAATTAGCCGAAGACATTGAACGCATTTCATCTGACATTGGTGGCACTGACACTCAAAGCATTGCTAACAGATCAAATAACAAAAAATTGTTGCAACAAAAAATGGACGACTATTTTGCATTATCAAAAAAGATGCAAGATGACGTTGCTGCGGCGCAAATTGCCTCAGATAAAAAAGTAGCCGATCAAAAAGGTATAAGTGATTTGGCTAAGTATGGGCCAATGCTTATAAGCAAAGACTTTGAACTAGAAAAAGCAAAAGCTGATGCTGCTTATAAGTTGGCTGAACGTGGAACAAATGAAATCCAAAAACTAGAGCTTGAATCACAAAAAAAGATTGCTGATGCTGCTCTTGAAATGCGTCAAAAGAATCAACAAGAAGACGGTAAAGCTACAGCACAAAACCTTGCAATTTACAACAGCAAAGTTACTGCTGCTGAGACAGAACTTGCAGAGAAAAAAAGACAGATAAACATGAAAAGAATGATTGCTCAATACAATGATGAGCAAGCAGCAGCAGATGAATTTAACGCTGCATGGGCTATTGAAAACAATCGCAGAGGTGCTTTAGTTGTTGGTGCACAAACTCAAACACGCGATATGGAATATCAGCGTGAATCACTTGAATTGAAATACAAGATGATTTACGCAACCGAGCAAGAGCAAAGGCTTGCTCAAATTTCTCTTGAGTACGCTCGGAAACGCAAAGATGTTGAAGGGGAAGACCCACTTGTATTAAAAGAGTTAGATCGACAAGAAGAAATTGCAAAGATGTTTGTCACAATGCAAGAGTCTGCAAAACTCACACAGCAAGTGTTTGACAGTGTGTTTGGCAACTTGTCTTCTGCCATTGATAACTTTGTCAAGACAGGAAAGTTGAGCATGAAGGACTTGGCTCGTAGCATCATTCAAGACTTGATTGCAATCCAAATGAAGGCTGCTGTAATGCGCTTTTTGGGTGGTGTTTTTGGTCTGCCTACCGCACCCGGAGGCTCAAATGATGGCTGGTTTAAAAATGTCTATCAAGCAACACCAAGAGCTACAGGTGGCCCTGTAAGCGCGGGTAGTCCGTATATGGTGGGTGAGCGTGGCCCTGAATTGTTTATGCCATCAGGCTCAGGGACAATCATTCCAAACAACCAGATTAACAACATGGGCGCTACCACCAACGTCACAAACAACTACATCAACGCCATTGATGTAAAGTCGTTTGAGACTAAACTGTTGGAAAGCAGCAACACTATTTGGGCTGGCTATCAGTACGCTAACAAACAGTTGGCATCGAACGGACGAAGGGCTTAACCATGTCATTTCAAACTGTGTTCAATATCCAGCAGTCTATGACGGTGAATAACCGTAGGATGGTTGGTCAGCAGGTCGCTAGGTCTGGTTACATCACTGTTGCTCAGTACCTGACAGCAGTGCCTTGGGTGTTTACTGTCACGCCACACAACTACTTGTACTATCCACAGGTACGCGACATCATTCAAGCCATTGACAACAAAGATCGTCAATTGCCTGAAACGATTACGTTTAACACTGCTAACTTAAATTGGTTTACCGAAAAACTTGGCACAGCTACTACGGCTGTTCTTAACGGCGCACCTACACCTAACACGCAAACGCTTGCCTTGACCTCTAACGGGACGTTTAAGGCTGGTGATTTCATCATGGTGGGCGGATACACCTACAAGATCACATCAGACTCTGCTGGTGCTTCTGTCAACATCCATCGGCCATTGATCGGTACGCCATCTTCAGGCGCTACTGTGTCAATTGGGAACGCTTGCACTTTTACTGTTGTGGCTGAACGCTGCCCAACGTATACTTTGAACCCAATGACAGATGGCGCATTTGTTCAATGGGATGATGCGTTTGTTTTTAGGGAATACATCACATGACAGACATTGCAGCCCTGAGTGGCCCACAGATTAGACACGCAGAATTTGTAAAGTTGACGGTAGGCACAGCCGCTACTGTTTATACATTTTGCAACGCTCCGGCTCCAATTACTGTTGGAGGCATCACATTCGCAAACCTTGGGGCTTTGCTTAATGTAGGTGATGTTCAGCGTGATATGCGCTCAACCTCGGATGACATGACAATTGCTTTAACTGGCATTGATCCATCAAACATTGGAATCATCCTTGGCAACGACATTAAAGGGTCGCTTGTTGAGGTGTGGCGTGGATTCTTTGACTCTAACAACCAGATCATCACTACGCCTACAACGCAATTTTTTAAGCGTTATCAGGGCATCATCAATAGCGTTTCCATCACAGAAGACTTTAACTCTGAAATGCGTACACGCATTGCCACTTGCTCTATTGCTTGCTCGTCAATGAGGCGCATTTTAGAGAACAGGCTTGGCGGTGTTAAGACAAACCAATCTAGCTGGCAGTTTTTGTATCCCGGCGATGCAAGCATGAACCGTGTAGCAACTATTGCCAACACCTATTTTGACTTTGGCAAACCACCACAGACAAACACACAATCAACAGACACTACACAATCAACAGACACTACACAAAACGAAACAGTACAAGGCGCATAAATGATAAGACTTGCGACAAGATACGACATACCAAGGCTGCTAGAGATTGTTGAAGCATACGCTTATGAGAATCCTATTAGATGCCTTGGTAGGCCAAACAATCACTTTCCAAAGTATGTAGAAGAACTGCTGTTTAGCATCATTGCTGGCAGGGGGTTTATCTACATTGACAACAATATGTGCGGCGCACTGATTGCTATCAAGCAAAGTAACGTATGGTCGCCAAAGGTTAAAGAGTTAAATGAACTGTTGTGGTGGGTCGAGCCTGAACACCGAAATGGGACAATTGGCGGTAGGCTATGGAAAGCATTTGACGAGAGGGCTGAAGCGATGCTTAAAGCTGGCGACATTGATTTTGTTGTCACAAGCATTTCTGCTAATGGCCCTTTGATTGATTACACAAAACGCGGTTACACGCCACTTGGCGCATCGTTTGTACGGGAGTAAAAAATGGTCGGATCAATGATTGTCATGTCCTATTATGGACTTGCTAGTGCAGGTTTAATGACTGCTGGCATGACAGCAGCAGCGTTTGCCATTAACTTTGCTGTTTCGTCAATTGTTAGTCGAGTGTTTGGGCAAAGTGGACAAGGCTCACAAGACAGCGGTACGAGGCAGCAAGTACCACCTGCCAGCATTAACGCAATTCCTATTGTGTACGGTGACGCTTATCTTGGCGGTACGTTTGTGGATGCTGTTTTGTCTACAGACCAAAAAACAATGTATTACGTTGTTGCTGTGTCTTGCATTAGTCCTAATGGTCAGTTTTCGTTTGATCTTAAAAAGTTCTACTATGGCGATAGGCTTGCAACATTTGCCGCATCAGGTTCTGTTAATAGCGTTGACATTCAAAATGGTGGGACGGGTTACACAGTTGGAAACGTCTTAACAGTTCAAGGCGGAACTCCAACAACTGCAACACAACTTACTGTCACACAAGTTTCTAGCGGAAAGATTACGGCTGTGTCTATAAGCACTGCTGGCTCTTACGGTTACGGCTTAACGCCAAACAACCCTGCAACAGTTACTGGTGGTGCTGGTACTGGCGCTACGTTTGTTTTGGGCTATACAGCCTACGGGCCAACTGTTCAAGCATTAGCTGATGAAGCTGGAAACATTGACACAAAAGTAAATGCTAATGCACGACTGCAAATTGCTTTGTACACATCAAGTGCCAGCGGGGTTATTTCTTTAATCAACACGACCAATTTGCCATCTTCATTTATGGGCGGTTCTGATATTGATGCTGCTTTGAGATGGCCTTCTGTTGGTCGACAAATGAACGGCTTGGCGTTTGCAATTGTTCGCCTTGCATACAACCAAGATGCTGGCACAACTAACCTGTCTCCAATTACGTTCTATGCCAAGCATTACTTGAACAGCACTGGTGCAGCAAAGCCGGGAGATGTTTGGTATGACTACATTACAAACCCTGCGTATGGCGGCGCTGTTGATACAGACTTTGTAAATGCTAGTTCGGCAACAGCTTTGAACGCATATGCAGATCAAACAATTACATACACGCCTTCTACTGGCGGCTCTGCTACACAAGCAAGATACCGCATGAATGGTGTACTTGATGCTGGTCAAACAGTGTTAAGCAACCTTGACAAGATCATGACTTGCGCTGACTCTTGGATGGCGTACAACGCTGCTCTTGGTCAGTGGTCTATTGTCATTAACAAGGCAGATGCAACTTCATACGCATTTGATGATGACAACATTATTGGCGAGGTTCGCGTAAGTGCTACAGACATTACGCAGTCAATTAACCAAGTTGAAGCCAAATTTCCTGACAAGGGTTCACGAGATCAACCTAACTTTGTCAACATTCGAACGCCAGAATTGCTGCTGTACCCCAATGAGCCAGCAAACAAGTACAGCGTTACTTATGACCTGTGCAACGATTCTGTTCAAGCACAATACCTTGCCAACCGAATTCTTGAGCAAGCCCGTGAGGATTTAATTGTTAGCTTCAGCACCACCTATTACGGCATTCAAGTAGATGCTGGTGACGTTGTTAGCGTAACCAATGCAGACTACGGCTGGACAAACAAGTTGTTCCGTGTGGTCAAGGTTAATGAGGCATCGTTGCCTGACGGTAGTCTTGGCGCAAAGCTGGAGATGACTGAGTACAGCGCGGCTGTGTACGATGATTTTGACATTACGCAATACACGCCTGTGCCTAACAGTGATTTGCCTTCTGTTGTTTACTTTAGCCCATTGTCTGCGCCTGTAGTTTCCGCAGATAACCCAGATAGTCCTATTCCCAACTTCAACGTGCAAGTGGCAATACCCGCTACTGGTCGTGTAACTTTTGGCGAGTTGTATTACACATCTTCTGCAACGCCCACAGTTAATGATTGGCGTTTGTTGTCAATTGCCGGACAAGTTAATGGCGAACCTGCGACACCCGGAAGTACCTACACATTCCAAAATCAAGTATTGCCAACGGGCGCATCAACATCGGCAACGTATTATTTTTCTTATATTGTAGGGAATGATATTGCGAGGTCAAGCCAAAGCCCTACAAGCGCAGCATTTACATGGACACCAACGGGAGCAACAGGACCGTCAGGCGATTCTGTTGATATTGTTTTCCGTAGATCAGCAACACAACCAGCAACGCCAGCGCCATCCGTAGGAACGCCAGCACTGTGGTATTCGGATGTAAATTCTGTCCCGGCAGGGTCTGACCCAATTTGGTCTTCAGTAGGAACAAATACAGGAGTTGGGACTAATTATGTTTGGCAGACACCTTTATTGATTGAAGGTCAAGATGGTGCTGACGGACTTTCTATTGCAGAGTTGTTAATTTACATTCGTGCAACAAGTGAGCCAGCAACACCTACTGGCGGTAGTTATAACTTTGCAACGCAAACTCTAACACCACCATCAGGTTGGAGTTCTGCAATTCCAGCGGGAACTAACCCTGTCTATACCTCAAGAGCAGTTGCGTCTATTCAGGGAACAACAGGTACTGACTCAACACTTACTTGGTCTAGTCCTGTATTGTCTATTCAAAATGGTGCAACAGGAGCAACAGGCGCAAATGGCTTGAACTTTATTAACGCTTATAGAGTCCAAAGCCAATCTGACGCTACACCAACATTTACTACACCGACATCTGGCGCTGCTATACCTGCTGGATGGGCTTCTACTGCTCCCGCAGTAAGTGTTGGGCAAATCATGTGGTACATCCAAGGGCGTTATAACAGTTCTTCAACTACGATTGATGGTGTTGCTGCTGGTACAACTGCTTGGACAGGGCCAATAGCTGCAAACATTTTTCAAGACATTCGCTCAGACAACTGGAACGGCTCTAGCCCTCCAGTAGCTGCTACGGTTGCCTCTTGGGGTACTGCTGGCTACTACATTGCTAAAGGTGATGGAAATATGTACGCCAACGGGTTTTACGCCCGTGGCAAAGTACAAATTGAAGGCAACAACAACGATTTATTGTCAACTGCTGTAAGGGTCAACCAAAGCAACGCTGCGTTAATTGGAGTTTCTTCTTTTGGAAATCTTGCATCTGGTCGCGGTGTTGCTGGTGTTTCTAGTGGTTCGTCTGGTGCTGGTGTTTCTGGCTCTGCAACAGCCTCTGGCGCAAGGGCTGGTGTTCTTGCTTTAGCATCTGGAGGAGCCACAGTAGCGTTGGAAGTTGCTGGTGGCGCAATGGTCATTGATAATTCAACGCTAGTTACAAACTTGAATGCTGACTTGCTTGACGGTCAACAAGCGTCAGCTTTTGTTAATGTGGCAAGCGGAACATCAAATGGAAATTATTTGTATTTTGTAAATAACAATACAGCACCTGTTGATCCTGTAAACCGTGCAGCATGGATTAGAGTTTCCACCAACACTGGTGCTGTCGTTTATTTCCCCGGTTACATATAAGGAAAAATCATGCGAAAAATTACAATCAATGGACAAATGTTCAATGAAGAAATAAATTCCTACACTTACAACATTGGAAATTATTTAAGAATTATGGTTGGGTTGGGAAAGGTTGTGGATGGTGTGTTCGTTTTTGATCTTCCTCAACAATACGAAACAATCATTGTTCAAAATGAACAAGGCTCAACAAACCAAATGACAGGTGAAGTTGTAAAGCCAACCATCACTGACTTTACGAATTTTGAAGCCAAGTACCCTAACGGTTCATTTACAACAGACAACTTGTGGGAGTATGTTGATCTAATTCGATCTAGAAGCTAAAATAAGCCACTACATGACAAGACCCGTAGCCCCGTGAGTACATGGGGAGCGTTAAACCTGAGTACAGGGAACTGTTATGCCGATATTTTCGCGCAATGTAATTACACAAGTCAGTGGCTTCGACTCTCCGCTTTTGTCTGGTGAGCTTGTTTACAACCAACAAACCTATTGGAATCTTGCGCTTAAAACAACCGCAACACTTCCAAGCACTCCTATTAGTTTGACAGGCGCAACGATTAGCGCACAGATTGTTAGGCGAACCGTTACCAATCTACAGGACACTCGAACGGGATTGTCTTTTGACATAGGTAACTACACCCCAACACCTACGACCATCAACTTGGCGATTGCCAATCGTGTTGATGCTGCTGGTACGTTTACGCTTGTGCTTGATGATTCTGCATGGTCTGTCATTGCTGGTGATGCGGGATTGCAGATTGATTTGGTTGACCCTGTGTGTTTTAGTGGTCGAGTCAAAGTCAGCTTTCCAGCAGCAGGAGGAACACCACAGGATGATTTGATAATCTTCCTTATGTTCCTTGTTCGCTCTGACGGTATCACTAACATCTAAGGAATCATCATGGGGCCAATACAAGTAGTCGTAGAAGACGGGAACAACCTCGTCCTTGAAGTAACACCAACACCAAACACAACGGTCATTCTGGATCGCGGTATTGCGGGTCCAGTTGGACCTATGGGTGACGGTGATGTGGATGGG